CCGTTACCTCTGGGCATGGCGACTCCTAGCTAATATCTTCGTAGCTGCAAACTACTTGAATGTCACCGCTGTTAAACCCACTTGCCCCTACAGTTATGCCTAGACTACGATTTTCCTCAAGATAAACATAAGCGTCTTTGTCAATCACCACAAGAGTTGCATCCGCCGGAACTGAAACCGTAGAAGTAATCGGGAAAGCTGTCCCTGTGGGTGAACCACCAGAGAATGCGCCGGTGTAAAAATTAACTGTAACCTCCAGCGCCGTAGTTCCGTCGGCATTAGCTATATACAAAGCATTAACTTTTAACACCTTCCCAGATGATGCGGCGTTACTTAAAATCTCGGTCGCTGTCGCAGCAGTAGTTACGCTTGTCGTAACAGTCTTACCATTTATCGTGGTCGGTGATACTAAATTCGGTGCTGCCATGTTTTATCCCCAAATCATTGCTGGCATGATCCCGCCGCCGCTAGCTACAGGCAGCGCTCCGGGAGAAGAGTTCACAACAAGCCATTTGGCATTACTAGGAATTGTGACCGCAACACCAGAAGCAATCGTTACCGGACCAACCGATATACCGTTATACCCAGCCGTCAGTGTGTAGTTACTTGATATGGTTTGTTTTGACTCAAGGATCGTGGCAGATCCTGCCGCCGCAGCAGATATAGTCGTTATACCATTACCAGGGGTCAGCGTAATGTTCGCCCCAGCCGTTAGCCCGTAAGCCGAACGCCCAGCGGGGTAAGTTACAAAGACGTTTTTAGTTCCGGCACCGAAGTTAACCAAGCTACCCGAGTTACTCGATGATAGTACCGTCGTCCTACTGAGCGTTGTCCCAGAGGCTGTGTACGTCCCTATCCCAACTTCCCAGTCACCCGTGCTTGAATCGACAATCGTATAGTAGGTGCTGTTCCCATCCCCGACGGCGGAAAACGATTGGAACCCCGATACTGCACTGGCTAGGGTTATTGTCCCCGTACCAGTGCTGACCGTAGTTTGCTGTACACGATCTGCAACGACAAAAGCCATATTAAGCTGACAAACTGAAGGTGTAGGTTACTTGCAAAGTATCGCCGTTAACGACCGAACGATCACCGCCTGTAAAGTCAGAAGCAGAAAACAACGTACCCGACGTACCTGACGCCGCACTTGCTAAAAACGCACCGCCAACCGTAGCCGAACTTGTGATGCTGTACGAAGCCTTACTTGCCGAGTTTGTAACAACCGAGGGATTAGCTGTGGTCGCAGCGGCAAAAGTTGCCGCAGGACGGCTACCCGAATAAGGAGTTACTTCAGTCCAGCCAGCATGTGAAGCTAGCGTATCGGAAGCTGCTGGTGTGTTAGAAGCTCCCGCACCATACAACCCAATATACCAAGCAGTAATACGAGCCGTAGCCCCATCAAGTGCCGTGCCAGCCATATACTGAAGACCGACGTTAACTACGAGATTCTTGGATTCCGCCGTCCACTTGAGCTTGCCATCTTTGTCATAGCACTCAAACGTAAATTTACCCATAGCGCGGGCGGCTTCTGACGAATTAGGGCGAGCAATCAACCCACTTGCGGCGACATCATTAGCTTTAGCTTGTTCCATCATGAAATCCTTATCAAAGCAGTAGTGCTGGTGTTAGGGGGAAATTCAACTTGAAAAGTCGTAGTAGATGTTTTATCTGATCCGAAGTCAAGTACACAAATGGCTGGGTTTGTTACTCCATCAGCCTTATAAATCAAAGCACCCCTGGCGGTGAAAGCACCACTCCAAGAAGCATTAGAAAAATTAAGGTAAGAAATACCGTTGGTAGTATCAAGAGAAAGTGTAGGGGTGATAGCTGCCCCGCCAGCCGTGTAGCCTGTAGCAACCACTTGACCTGTGGTAGAAACCGAATAAACCGTCGTAGTTTGATCAAGTGTGGCATCGTTGGTATACAAGGCAATCTTAAAGGTCTGTGTCGTACCTGAAGAAAAATCAAAGTCTCCCTCAAACAATTGCTGCTTGAAGGAGTTGCATGTGTAGTTTCCAGTAAAGGCCATTAGTTCACCGACATCCTGACCTGACCAGATCTAAAGGCATCACGACGCTCCATACCATCGCCAAGACGCTTAGCTAGGATCATAGCTTCTTCATATCGTTTGGCGTAGTTAGCAATCACATCAGCTTCACCCTTCATGTAGGTGTAGCCTTCCATCAACGCTCCATACAACAAAGCCATATCAAAATGTTCACCTAACCAAGTCTCTCCAGAGGCAACTTCTGTAATAGATTCCGGGTAATAAAAATAATGCAATTCAACCCAATAATTAAGATCCGGTATTGGACCTAAAATAAATGATGTTTTCTTTGGTGTAGGCGTACCACCAGTAAACCCAGAAGAAAATATCCCATAGTATCTAGGTAACCCACGAGAAGCAGTGTTTACGTTAGGATACGCTGCACGCATGTAGTCAACATCTTTATTTAGAAGATACTCATATGACCCGCCAACAACAACATTGTTTTGAATCTCGGCATCAGTAATAACTGCTAAAGAATACACAGCTAAAAAATTATCGGGAGATGTTAAATAAGTGCTACCAGCGGTTAGCTGTGCTATTTCATTTCGTCTAAAATTTGGAAACTGAGCTGAGTTATAGATACGCTGTTCAGCTTGCGTAATAAACGTATCGATTTGCTGCTTTGTAGTAAAAGCTGCCGTACCCGATCCAGACGAGTCAACCCCCGTAAACGACGGGAAGTCGTTCTCTAGATAACCTTGAATCGTTTTGAAAAGGGTAGCGTAGTTCATTAGCCCATCTTCTTAGAAGCACCCGTACCTTTTGTAGCTGCTCCGGTTCCCCGGACTTTTACCGTTTGGGTATTGGGCACGTTGTTAGGGTAGCCGTTGTTTGTGTCTTTAACAGGCACCGGTGTTGGCATTTTGCTGTGCATCATTTAGCTCCCGATCTGTAAGTAAACGAGGGCGACTTTTGGTTAGCAATCTTTGCCATGTTTCGTCCAAGTTTTTTCATCTCAAGATTGGTCTTACCGCCTTTGCGAAAGGTCGGCTTTTTGCCAGGGTGCATGTTTTTCTCATGCGCTTTAACTGCTGCTTTGCCTTCCATCATAGGCTCCTATGTGACGTTCACAGTAACAGTGCCCAGCGTGATGCCCAGCACAAGATTGTTTGGCGTTAGCCCTGTGTCGTAGGATCTTGCCCCACCTACAGGTGCCCATCCCCACTGAATAATTCTACTACCTCCAGAGGGATCTCCGCTACCTAATTGCGTCGTCGTTGTATTGATCTGCAACCCATTTAAACCTGCAACACGATATGTCGTATCAGGACGGGGGTTACGCAACGCCTGTGGGTCATCCACAGGATACATACCAAGCTGCAACTGCGGTTGATCGGGTTCCCAACACGTAGGACAGACTAAGATATTAACGTTCTTAGTCTTAATAACAAGCTGCCTAAGCTCTTTTAGTTTGTACCGAAAGCCACACCTATCGCACTGCGATATGGCCCACTTACCTGATGCAAACCGATTAGGCATATCAGTAGAACAACTGCCGTGGTGCTATTCGCAAGGGTGCTTTCTCGCGGTCTTCATCTAGTGCAAGCATTAATTGCTCGTCGTACATCTGTTTAAGCATGGGGGTGCGCTGAGCTGTTTCGGGGCTTTTTAACGAAATATAGTACGCAAGCCCTGCTACCATGCAGTTGAGTAAACGAAACGGAATATCTTGAACATTTACCCCGATACCTGCGTCCTGCATACGTCGTAGTCGCCAGTACACAAAGGTGTAGTAGTTGTCTTGGTCTGGTGCAGGCCATACATTGATCGAAGGTAAATTTTGAAGTGTTATCGCTGCCCCAGTCGTATGCGACGCTGCGGTGGTGTTGTTTGACCCACGAACGCAGTAAATAAGATCATTACCACTAACTGCTGAGTAGGCAATTGTCTCGCTATCTATCTTGATAAACCCAGCAGAAGGTAAATTTGCAGTGCTTGATACCGTTATCGTTGTAACGCTAGAGTTAATAGTTCCATTTAACGTAACGCTCGTGGTGTTGTACTGACCGGTCTGTCTGTTAATCCAAACTTGAATGGGTCTACCTTGAGCATTTTTGTTCGGTATGGTGGCGTAAGTATCGACTGAGATACGGCTGATATTAATGTCTGTCTGAGGTATGCCTGACTGTGTACGTACAACCTGCTCGATGAGATCTACTGTATCTACAGGAAGCGGATAAATGATATTTGCAGTTGTTAACGAGATCTGACCCTGCTCAATCGTCCACAGGTTAATGCCTCGGTTAGCCCACTCAGTAAGCATGAAGTTAAGAGAACGCCTAGCCGTACGGTGTTCGTACCCAGTACGCATCTCAATACC